ATACAAACTGGAAGCTACCGAGGCGCGTCTCGAAGCCATCTATAACGCCGCGCGTAATGGATTGCGTGGTGAGGCGTTGGCCTTAGCTTCCGGCATGACGCCGACCGAATACCGCGCGCTGTGCGAGTTCGACCCGCTGGCGGCGCTGGCCGCGGAGAAGGGCCGGGCCGACGGCGAGATGGAGATGTCCAAGGTGCTGCATGACGCCGCCCGCGCCGGCGACGCCAAGGCGGCGCTGGATGTGTTGAAGCACGTCCACGGCTGGGTCGCCAAGCAAGCCGTGCAGGTCGAGGTCAACCAGACCATCTCCATCACCTCCGCACTGCAAGAGGCCCAGCGGCGCGTCATCGAGGGTGTGGCGGTGCCGAATGAAGAGTTGCTGTCGTCGGATAGGGTAGAAAATGCAAACCACACGGTATAGCGCCGACGACGAAATGGAACTGATGAGCCGGCTGTGGACGCCGGCCATTAAGGACGACCCGCTGAAGTTCGTGCTGTTCGTGTTCCCGTGGGGCCAGCCTGGCACACCGCTGGAACACTTCGACGGCCCGCGCCGGTGGCAGCGCGAGGTGCTGCAACGCATCGCCGACCATGTGAAACAGAACAATGGCAAGATCGACTTCGACACGCTCAGGATGGCGACGTCATCCGGCCGCGGGATCGGCAAATCGGCCTTAGTCAGTTGGCTGGTCATTTGGATGCTGACCACGCGGATCGGCAGCACAACCATCGTGTCGGCCAACTCCGAGGCGCAGCTTCGGTCGATCACATGGGCGGAAATTACCAAGTGGCTCAGCATGGCGCTCAACAGCCATTGGTTCGAGGTCAGCGCCACGCGGCTGATGCCGGCCAAGTGGCTGACGGAACTGGTGGAGCGCGACCTGAAGATGGGCACCCGGTACTGGGGCGTCGAGGGGCGGCTGTGGTCAGCGGAGAACCCCGACGCCTACGCGGGGGTCCACAACTTCGCCGGGGTCATGCTGGTGTTCGACGAGGCCAGCGGTATCGACGACAGCATCTGGTCGGTCGCGGCGGGCTTCTTCACGGAGAACACGCCGCACCGCTTCTGGCTGGCGTTTAGCAACCCGCGGCGCAACAGCGGCTACTTCTACGAGTGCTTTCACTCCAAGCGCGACTTTTGGGACACCAAGATCGTGGACGCGCGCACGGTCGAGCATACGGACAAACAGGTCTACCAGCAGATCATCGACGAGTACGGCCCCGACAGCACCCAGGCCCACGTCGAGGTGTACGGTCAGTTTCCCAACGCGTCCGACGACCAATTCATCGGGGCCTCCACTGTCGACGACGCCATGCGCCGGCCGCAGCACAAAGACCCGTCGGCGCCCATCATCATCGGCGTGGACCCGGCACGGTTTGGGTCCGACAGCACGGTCATCGCCATTCGGCAGGGGCGCGACATCGTGGCGATCAAGCGCCACAAGGGCGACGACACCATGACGGTGGTGGGGCACGTCATCGACGCCATCGAGACATACAAGCCGGCGCTGGTGGTGATCGACGAGGGGGGCTTGGGCGCCGGCATCGTCGACCGGCTGAAGGAGCAGCGGTACAAGATCAAGGGGGTCAACTTTGGGAACAAGTCGAAGAACCCGATCATGTGGGGCAACAAGCGCGCCGAGATGTGGGGCGAGATGCGGACCTGGCTGAAGGACGCATCCATACCGCTGGACCGCTACCTCAAGAACGACCTGACCGGGCCGATGATGAAGCCCGACAGCAAAGGGACGATTTTCCTAGAGAGCAAAAAGGACATGAAGTCGCGCGGGCTGGCCTCGCCCGACGCGGCCGACGCCATCGCGGTGACGTTTGCGTTCCCGGTGGCCCATCGAGAATATGTTGACCGCGCCCCGCGGCGCGGGTATGCTCCCGGCGCTGCCCTCAACTCATGGATGGGTGCCTGATGGCGAAGAAAAGCGTATCATTGGCCGTGGGGCGGGGCGAGAAGCTGCCGACCAACAAGGGCGCCGGGCTGACCGCCAAGGGCCGGGCCAAGTACAATCGTGAGACAGGCTCCAACCTAAAGCCTCCGGCCCCCAGCCCCAAGACCGAGGCGGACAAGGGGCGTAAAAAATCCTTTTGCGCCCGTATGGCGGGTGTGGTAGCCAAGTCGGAGAACGCCGACAGGGCGAAAGCCAGCATGAGAAGGTGGAAGTGCTAATGGCAAAACCGGGTCTATACGCTAACATCCACGCCAAACGGGAGCGCATCGCAGCCGGGTCTGGCGAGAAGATGCGGAAGCCGGGCGCTAAAGGCGCCCCTACCGCCGCGGCGTTCCGTGCGTCTGCTAAGACGGCCAAGCCAGCCAAGAAGGGCAAGTGACATGCCGTTGGTGAAGTCCACCTCCAAGGACGCCTTTCGCAAGAACGTGAAGGCTGAAATTGCTGCCGGCAAACCGGCAAAACAGGCTGTCGCCATCGCGTACGCAACCAAGCGCGCAGCGGCTAAGAAAGGCAAGTAATGGCCGCCAACGATGTAGAAGCCGCAGGCAAGGTATCGGACAGCGACGACAAGGACCGTTTGTCTGTTATGCGCCGGCGCTACACCATGGCGCTGTCGGCCTACTCGGACAGCCGTGAAGATGAACTGGACGACCTGCGTTTCATGGCCGGGTCGCCCGACAACCAGTGGCAGTGGCCGGCGGACGTGCTGGCGACCCGCGGGTCTGTGCAGGGCCAGACGATCAACGCGCGGCCGTGCCTGACGATCAACAAGCTGCCGCAGCATGTGCGCCAGGTGACCAACGAGCAGCGGCAGAACCGGCCGACCGGCAAGGTGATCCCGGCTGACGACCGCGCCGACGTGCGCGTGGCCGAGATATTCGACGGCATGGTGCGGCACATCGAGTACATCTCGGACGCCGACGTGGCCTACGACACGGCCTGCGACAACCAGGTGACCTACGGCGAGGGCTATATTCGCATCCTGACGGAGTACGCCCGCGAGGACAGCTTCGACCAGGACATCAAGATCGGGCGGGTGCGGAACTCGTTCTCGGTCTACATGGACCCGGCCATCCAAGACCCGTGCGGCGCCGACGCCGAATGGTGCTTCATCACCGAAGACGTGAGCAAATCTGATTATGAACGCATGTTTCCAGATGCTGCGCCGATTTCTAGCCTCATGTCGCAAGGCGTGGGCGACCAGAGCCTTTCTCAATGGCTCTCGGAAGACATGGTACGTATCGCCGAATACTTCTACTACGAGCACGAAAAAACGACGCTAAACCTCTACCCCGACAACATCACAGCCTTTTCAGGCTCGCCGCAGGACAAGCAACTGAAGGCGATGTTTGGCAAGCCGCTGCGTAGTCGCACGGTTGACCGCAAGAAGGTCAAGTGGGTCAAGACTAACGGGTTTGAGGTGCTGGAAGAGCGCGATTGGGCCGGCAAATACATCCCCGTCGTGCGCGTAATTGGCAACGAGTTTGAAGTCGACGGCCAGCTTTACGTGTCGGGCCTTGTGCGGAACGCCAAGGACGCCCAGCGCATGTACAACTATTGGGTCAGCCAGGAAGCCGAAATGCTGGCTTTGGCCCCCAAGGCACCCTTCATTGGCTATGGCGGCCAGTTTGAAGGCTACGAGATGCAGTGGAAGACGGCCAACACGAACAACTGGCCGTACCTAGAGGTCAATCCCGACGTTACGGACGGCGCTGGAAGCCCTCTACCGCTTCCGCAGCGCGCACCACCGCCGTTGGCCCAGACCGGCCTCATACAAGCTAAATTGGGCGCTGCTGACGACATTAAGGGCACCACAGGCCAGTACGACAGCAGCCTAGGCGCCCAGAGCAACGAGCGGTCTGGCCGGGCCATTCTGGCGCGCGAAAAACAGGGTGACACGGGCACCTACCACTACGTCGACAACCTGTCCCGCGCGATCCGGCACGTCACCCGGCAGCTTGTGGACATGATTCCCAAGATTTACGACACCGCCCGCGTGGCGCGTATCGTGGGCCTAGACGGCGAAGTGGACATGGTGCGGATCAACCCGACCCAGCCAGAGCCTGTGAAGGAAATCCGCGACGAAAACGGGCTTGTGATCGACAAGATTTACAACCCGTCGGTCGGCGTTTACGACGTGTGCGTGACCACTGGGCCAGGCTACATGACCAAGCGTCAGGAAGCCTTGGACGCCATGTCTATGCTGTTGCAGTCTAACCCGCAGCTTTGGACGGTTGCCGGTGATCTATTCATCAAAAACATGGATTGGCCGGGCGCGCAGGAGATGGCGGCGCGGTTTGCTAAAATCATTGATCCAAAGGTTATGGAAGGGGAAGACCAATCCCCCGAAGTGCAAATGCTCAAAATGCAAAATGAAACGCTGGTGAAAGAACTGAACCAGGTTGTTGGTATGCTGCAGCGCGTTGAGCAGTCGATTGAGGCCCAAGAAGTTCAAATCAAGGCTTATGAGGCTGAAACCAAGCGCATTTCCGCGGTTCAGGCCGGCATGACGCCGGAGCAAATCCAAGACATCGTGATGGGCACCATCGCGGCGGCTATGGATACCGGCGATTTGGTCGGGCCAGGCGGCCCCGTTTCACGTGAAATGCCGGAAATGCAACCGGAAATGGGCGGTATGCCACCAGATATGGGCGGAATGCCGCCTCAAATGCCGCCAGGAGGCCCAATGCAATGAGTTGCGCTGAATTTATCGGCTGCATGTTTTTAGCCCGCGATGTGGCCCATTCGGTCCATTTAAACACCCGCAGTTTTGCCAAACATAGCGCGCTGAACGGCTTTTACGACGGTATCATCGACCTCGCGGACAAGTTTGCGGAGGCGTATCAGGGCCGGCACGGGCTGATCGGGCCGATTTCGCTGCACTCCGCCCGCAAAACCTCCAATATCGTCGAATTTCTTGAGGACAGCCTTAAGGAAATCGAAGATATGCGCTACAAGGTTTGCGACAAGTCAGATTCTGCCTTGCAGAACATCATCGACGAAATTGTTGGTTTGTACCTGACAACGCTGTATAAGCTGAAGTTTCTGGCATAAGAGGCGCACATGACGGTCAATTTCTCTCTTCTTGCTGGCGCCGGTTGGCAGTTTTTTGACAACAACGGCGTTCCTTTGTCTGGCGGCAAGCTGTACACCTACACAGCGGGCACCACGACACCGGAAACCACATACACCAGCAGTTCGGGCGCGACCCCTAACGCCAACCCCATCATTTTGAATGCTGCGGGACGGCTTAGCGGGTCCAACGAGATTTGGCTAACAGAAGGTGTTACCTATAAGTTTGTTCTGGCCACTAGCACCGACGTTGTTCTTTGGACGTACGACAACATCCCCGGCGCCAACGACGGTATCGCGACGCTTATTGCTAACTTAGCCAACACATCCGACCCCGCCAAAGGCGACGCTTTGATTGGGTTTCGGCAATCCGATAACAGCGGAAACTTGACGGGATCAGTTGGGCGCACGGTCCACCAGAAGCTGCAAGAAATCATCAGTTTTAAAGATTTTGGCGCCGTTGGCGACAATAGCACTGACGATTATGCGGCGGTTCAAGCGGCCATTACGGCTGGTGCCGGCAAGACTATTGACGGGCAAGGGTTGACTTACAAGATCAACAGCCCTTTGACCGGCATTGCGTCTAACACGCTTATTCAAAATGCTGCGTTTAACTTTTCCAGTATGCCCGCGCAACCAGGTATCGACAGGTGCGTAAGCGCGGCAGGTACGTTGGGCACTTCGGTCAGCTTAACCGCAAACACGCTTTTTGAGTCAAACATTGTAACTGTTGGTAGCACAACTGGGTTTGCTGCCGATGATTTAGTGTTCTTAAAATCAACAGCGGTTTGGGACAGCACCACATCTACAACATACGGCCAATATGCTCGCGTTAAATCAGTAGACACCGCTACGCAGCTTACATTGTTTAGTTCGGTGCTAATTGATTTTACCACCGCGGCTGCGGCGACTATAGCTAAAGTAACACCTGTCCAAAACGTCACGTTTAATAACGTGAGGTTTATTGGCGCGAATGCTAACAACCAAAACGCGCTTTATTTTCAGTACGGCGAAAACTGCAACGTCAACAACTGCCAGTTTGAATATTTTGACTATTTGGCGGTCGGTTTTTTTCGCTGCTACAACAGCACCGTAAATTCATCCCGCATGAAATTTGCCCGCCAAGCGGGCAACGCCTATGGGTTCGCCATTTCTGGAGGTTGTTACGGTTGCAGTGTTACAAACTCTTGGGGCGAGGATTGCCGTCACACTGTTACTGTTGGTGACAACGACGGCATAAATTTATTTACCAGAATTGAAAACAACACCGCCGTGTCTAACAAAGACGCGGGGTTTGATTCGCACTCGGCGTCAATATACACTTCATTTATCGGCAACACTGTTGAAATGAGCGCGGATAGATTTTTAACCAGCAATCATGACGGCATTATTTGCCAAGGCGCCCACGCCGTTTTTGAAGGCAATACTGTTGTAGGCTTCAAAGGGAACGGCATAATATATCAGCCAGTTTTTCAAAACGGCTACAAAACATCTGTTGTCATTATGGGCAACAAACTCGTCGCCGACGACACAGGATACGGAACAACCGGCGCCACGAGCGTTTATTGCGTAATCGACGCTACTAGCGGCGCCAGTATGAACGGCCTTATTATTAAAGGTAATGCTATTTCGGGAGGCGCAAACAACGTAAGCACTCTGACGGGGATTTATGTTCAAGCGGCAAAAGCAAGTTCTACAATTGACAACGTAATTGTTGAAGGAAACATCACGTCTTCGCAAATTAACGGAGTAGGCATTTTCATTCGCGCCGCCGGCGCGAGTTCCGTTATTAGCAACGTAAACGTCGCCAATAATTTAATCTCCACCTCCAACGCGCGCGGGGTTTATTTTTTGTCGACCGGCGCGAGTTCAATCATCCAAAATTTGACCGGCGGCAACAACGTAATTGACGCCGCGACATACGGTATTGTGTTTAACGACACGGTTGGGGACATCCAAAACATTCGTTTTGGGTATAACATCTACAAAACAGCGACGATCCCGTTTGAGGTGTTTAACGGCAAAAATTACATTTTCTTGGATGCTTCGGTTGCTGCGCCAGTTACAGTCACAAACAGCACTTACACGGTAACGGAACAAACCAACAAATTTATCTTTAACCGCGCGGGCACTGTAACCGTAACTTTGCCAGACCCAACAATCACGCTGGGCAACACGCTTTGGTTTAAGACAATTCAGGCTCAAACTGTTGTGTCAGCGTCGTCTAACGTGGTGCCTATTGATGACGCAACAGCAGGTACGGCCATTTTGCCCGCCACTGATGGGGCTTGGTGTACGTTATACTCTAACGGGACCAATTGGGTCATCATGCAAAGGGGCTGACGATGGCGAACAGATATTGGGTTGGCGGCACAGGCACTTGGGACGCAATAAACACTGCAAATTGGTCTGCCACTTCTGGGGGCGCAGGCGGCGAATCAGTCCCTACGGCTGCTGATGCCGTATTGTTTAACGCCAACAGCGGTGGCGGTACGGTTACTTTGGGCGTCAATGTTGATTGCTTGACGATTAACTTTAGTGGTTTTACAGGCACATTTGATTTTTCTACGTATGACGTTAATGTGGCTGGTAATGCCGCAACCATTATCAACGTAACTAGCACAATTGCAGCCGTTAACGGAACGGGTAAATTCAATTGCTTATATGCTGGAAGCACAGGAACTAGAACGGTTATTGTTGCTACAGCGGCGATTGCAAAAGCCGCTAGTGTATCTGTTTCCGCTGGAACAGACACGCTAACGTTGTCGTCCACCAATCAGATTATCAATTTGGACTTTACTGGTTTTGCGGGGACCTGGACAACTACGACAACAGTTAACATTTACAGAAATCTTACGTTATCCACCGGAATGACCGTTGGGTCGCTGGGCGCCACTATTGTTATGGCCGCGGTTACGACGGGCAACACCATCACATCCAACGGAAAAACCATTGATAACAGCATAAATTTTAATGGTGTTGGCGGCGCGTGGACGTTACAAGATGCTTTAGTTCTAGGCGCGACTCGAACAGTTAGTTTGAATAACGGCACAATTTTATTAGGCAACAATAATTTAACGTGCGGACTTTTTGCCAGCGCGGTCGCGACTGCCCGCGGAATTTCAACAACCGGCGGTCAAATTTATTGTGTTTCAAACAACGCAACAATTTTTAATGTTAGCACCGCAACCAACTTGACGATTACAGGAAATTTAACTGTTAATTGCACGTATTCAGGTAGCACAGGAACCCGTCAAATTAACGCCGGGGGCGCAACAACTTACAGCGCCAGCAACCCAAAGCTTAATTTTAACATTACCGCTGGCACGGACATTGTTTCGCTTGGCGGCGGTAACGTATTTGGCAACGTCAATTTTACAGGTTTTACTGGCAGCTACGCATTCACCGCAACGGACCCACAATTTTTTGGTGATTTGACGTTTGGCACCGGCATGACTGGCCCGTCATCTGCTACCAGATCGTTACGGCTTATGGGCACAAGCGGTACGCAAACGATTACCAGCAACGGCGTCACAATCAACAGCGGCATTACTTGCGAAGGGGGCGGCACCTATTCGTTTGCGGACGCGCTAACGCAAGGCGCCACAAATACTTTTGCGTTTACGCTTGGCACGGTCAAACTTAAAAATGGCGTGACAAGCACTGTCGGAGTGTTTTCGGCTTCCGGTACAACGCAAAAATACCTTCAATCTACGCTTGCCGGCTCCCAAGCCACACTGTCACAAGCCAGCGGAACCGTAAGCGTCAGCAGCTTGACCATTCAAGACATCAACGCCACCGGCGGCGCTTCTTGGAACGCCTACGTTGATTTTGACAACGAGGACGCAGGCAATAACGACGGATGGAATTTTGGTTTATCCCCGCCTTTTGCTGCGTATGAGCCACCTATCATTATTAGGTCGTTCACCCAACCTAGGAGATTCTAACATGACCATGAACCTCAAAGCCGTAACGACCTGTTTTGGTTACCAGCAGATCACCGATCTTAGCGCGTCTGTAGGGCTTACTGTGCCCGTTACGC